CAGTCCAACCACATCCGTGCTGGGCTGATAGAACGCCTTGCTCAGTCCGTAGCGGATCGTGGCGTCGGTGTTGTTGATGACATTCTCTGCGACCTGGTGTCGCTCGAAATCTGGAACGTCGATCACCTCGACTGCCTCGGGCTGCGGTAGTCCCTCGACCTGATCTTTATTAAAGACCGCCGTGGACTTCAGGAACCAGAAAGTTCCGACGACTTTTTTCTTGCCCTGGGTATTGAGGATGAACTTTCCGTTGGCGTCCTTCTCGTACTTCGGAATCTGCTTCCAGAAGATGACGTAGGCTGGAGACTTCTCACCCTTGCGAACATTGCCGCCAATCTTCTTGGCCTGATTGTAGGTCAGCCACTCGGAGGATGTGAACCCACCGAAGGTCTGAGCAATCGTGAGCAGCCACACATTCACGCCACGGTATGCTTTGCCCGTAGCTGCGTTGGATGGCAAGCCAGTCGCGCCGTCTGTGGAGGACCAAGGCTTGACCCAAGGTGCCGTGCCTGACTCAAGAGCATCCACGATCTTGTCGGTGACTTCTTGTCTGATGTTGCGCTTCTCTTTCTTGGTCATTAGTTGCGCTCCCTTACCAGGTTGGTGATGGCTGACCATTCATAGGGTTTCTCGTTATACTTGAGTGCCTCAATGTGTTGGGCGCAGTAAAAGCAACGGATTCTTTCGCCCACCCTGTAGGTGTAAATCTGGTTATGACGGCCAACGTGGCCGCAGTCGTATGTGATGACGGTTCCGTTTGGTCGGCGTTCAACTTTAGTTATCCGCACCGTCTCAGGCCCCCTCCTGGTTGAGAGACTCACCATAAATATCTGCGGCCCACTGAGCTTGGCGTGTTACTAGTCCAAAGGCAGTTTCTGAATCGTAGTGCGCGTATATCGCATCGACGAAATCGTACAGGACATTAAGTAGCTTGCCGCCATCACTGAACTCCTGCCGCCCATCAGCGTAGATAGTCTGTTGAACTGTGCTTTGCGCTATCCGCAGGACTGCTTTTCTTGCGTCGGCCTTGGTCATCAGTTGATCTCCTATTAGAGCCATGTGACTTATGTCACACTAGGAATATATAAGGACAGGAGAACCACGCAAGTGTCCAATGACACTTATTTATCAGGAGTGCTGTAACCTACTTAGTTTGTAGGAGATAGCTCTGCACCCAAAGTTGACATTAGACCCTGACATAGGTTATCGTTACCTGCTAAAATTTGTCGTAAGGAGATGTAGTATATGAGCGGAAATCCACATGAAGGGGACTGGGCCATCAAAGCTCTGAGGGAGGCCATCGACGCTGATGGCAGAGGAGTAGGTGCCTATTCTGAGAGGGTTCTGGTGAGGCCACCTGGCACGGTGTACCGATGGCTCAGAGGTGCCAGTCCAGTGCCGAAGTGCGTCAGAGAATATCTAGTAGGAAGTTTCCGTATTCTGGAGGTAGGAAGTAATGAGTAGTCCAACCTATGCAGACATCTGGAAGTCGATGTCAGCTATTGATGTGAGTGAGTGGACCCAGAGCAGGGCGGTCGGTCGCCAAACCCTATCGTGGATCCCGTGGTCCGATTGCATGGCGATCCTGCAATCCCACTACCCAGATTTCGAGTACGAGTTTTACCCCATCACTCTGTACCCTGATGGCTCCGCTGAAGTCGGCTGCAAGGTCAGCATAGGTGAGGTCAGCCGTGTGGTTTTCCTGCCCGTGATGGATCACAAGTTCAACGCTATAGTCGCTGGTCCAGAGAGCAGCCCGTCGAGCAGAGACATCAACGATGCACGATGGCGTGCTTTTGTTAAATGCACGGCGATACTCACTGGCCTGGGCTTCAACCTTTTCCGTGCTGGTGAGGGTAAACCAGCCGAGCCTATTGTGAGGGATGAGGTCAAGGCCAGACGGGAGAAGAAGACCCTGGCTACGAAGCTGACCCAACTGTCAGAGGTGCTGACAGAGTGTGAGTTGAGCCGTGACCCAGACTATCCCTACGGGAGGAAGGTCAAGGTCAAGGACATCAAGCTGGGCAAGCAAGTCCTGAAGGCTGGTGGGCCGCTGCTCAGAGTAAACAAGGCAATCGCTTTTCTAACTAAAGAACTCAACGAGATAAAGGAATCCTAAGATGGCATCATTCGACGGTGAATTTGTTGGTGGCCTGTACGCCGACAAAGAGAGAACAGAGGCAGCACCTCCGTTCGTAATCTGCAAGCTCAGTATCAAGACCGCTGACCTGGCTGCGTTCCTGAAATCGAAGTCAGATAAGGAATGGCTTAACGCCGATGTGCTGGAGAAGAAAGACAAGTCAGCCTACTACGTTAAGCTGGACACCTGGGAGCCTACCGAGAATACCGATGAGCCAAGTTTCTAATCTGGAGGCACTAACCCAGCAGCTTCTGCCCAACCTGGTCAAGGAGATCGGTGCCACGCAGGACGAGGTGCGCCGTGCTGGACTGAGACTAGGGCGCGTGCCCGAGGCCCTGCTGCACAATGGATCACGCACAGCGATCAAGTCTGCTATAGCCTCACTCGAAAGTGCGAACGACCAGATTGTGGTCGCGCTCAAGCACCTCTACAAGCAGTTCCCGAGCGGCAGTGGTAGTGAAGAGAAGTGAGCGGCTTGTCTCGAAAGAGATCATCGAGTTCCTGAAGGTTCTTGGCTGCTCGGTCTATAGCACTGAGCAGGGCTATCGGAAAGACAGGGGGGGCACTCGCATGACCCCTGGTCTTGCCGACCTGGTTGTGTTCGGTCCCGTTGGCAGTCAGTTGCCTCTGTTTTTCATAGAGGTGAAGGCACCGAGGGCTAAGAAGAAACTCAGGGAGTCCCAGGCCCAGTTCGCTGAAGAGTGCAGGCTCAGAGATATCCCCTGGCTGTGTGCAGAGGATGTGCGAGAGGTATTTGATTGGCTGGTCGAGTGGGGTGTGATTACAGCCAAGAGGGAAGGAGAGTGAGTGGATGGATCAAGCTGTCCAGGGACATACTCACGAACGATATCTGGAAAAGGTCCAGTGATGACCTCAGACTTTGGACCTACCTGCTGCTCAAGTGTACCTACGGCTCGGACTCGTTCACCTATCGTGCAGGCTCGGAGAAGGTGGTGGTCGGGCCTGGTCAGGTCTTGCGCTCGTTCAGTCGTATCTCGGAGGACTGCGAGTATTCGACTGGCAACAAGATCGTGCGCTGGTCCCGAACCAAGATCGGTCGGATGCTGAAGACCCTGGAGGCCGAGGGCAGGATCAGGGTCATCAGCCAGGGCAAGCTGGGATCCCTGATAGAGATCACCAACTGGGCCGAAAGGCAGGACGGCGAGAGCTACAGGCCGAAGCCCAAGCCTACTCCAGCCGAGGTGCAGAGGCTCTGGGATGTGTGGCTTGAAGAGCTAGGTGGCAAGCAGCCGCACCCCAGGCTCACCCAGAGAAGAACCAAGGTGCTGATGAAGCTCTACTCCGAGCAGCTAACCAAGCACCCAGGCGATCCTCTGGTCCTGTTCCGTGCGGTGCTGCGTGAGGTCAAGAAGAGCAAGCACCACATGAGCGTGAGGGGATACCAGATGCCAGAGTCACTGTTCAGGAACGTGGAGCGCAGCGAGCGGTGGGTACTGGAGGCTATAAGTAAATCGAAGAAGAAGACACAACATTCTGTTGGCAGAAACTGGAGAGTAGAATAATGACATTACAGATTCATCAGACGAGAGACTACGATATTTTTGAGTTTTACTCAGGGAACAGAAATGTCGATGTAACGAAAGTGAAAGACCTACTGAAGTCTTTCAATGAAAGGTACTACCCTGTACCGATTATCGTTGACGAGAACAAGCGAGTGCTGGATGGTCAGCACAGGCTTGAAGCGGCCAAATTGGGTGGGTTCCCAGTGTCTTTCTTGGTGCTTGATGACATTGTACCTACCCAAGTAATACGTCAGTTGAATACAGGACAGAAGCCGCACACCCTCCCAGACTACATGAAACTTTATGTAGAGGATGGAAGGGGAGATTATATACAATTTCAGAACCTATACGAGCATTATGACAAAATGCTTGATGAGGTGGGTGTCACAGTAAACTCAGGCGGTCCCACTAAAATCATATTCACTTCCATGCTCGGGCTTCTTTGTGG